GCCGTGCACCGGCCCACGTTGAGCTGCAGGTGCAGCACCAGTTTCTGGTGGTTAATGCCGCCCGCAAGGCCGCTGGCCTGCCCACGTTCAAATGGGGTGCCATTGGCTCACTGCATGCTGGCAACCCTGAGGATGTGCGCATCATGTACCGCAAGCCAGATCCCAAAGTGCATGCCCACATCATTGAAAAATGCGGGGCTTTCTGGGCAAACGTTGAGGCCAACAAAGAACCGCCCCTGCTGGGCGGGCACAAAGAGTTGGATCACATCGTTGAGATGTACAAACAGGCAGAGCCTGTGCCTGAGGTTGACCTTGTTGACAAGCGTGGCGATGCCATCCTTGACGGCCTGATTGTTGAGTATGAAAACGCAAAACACGAATCGGCTGAGGCTGGCCGCAGGCAGGATGAATACAAAGCCAAAATCCTGCATCATCTCATGGCCATTGACGGGGAGGGTGTGGTCAAACGCATGGCCGCACGCACTGACAATTATGGCGTTGAGACAAAGCTGATTGAGGTCAACCGCAAGCCGCAGCCTGCCAAGACCAGCACCCAGCTGCGCTTTACAATCCGCACTGTTGACGGGTTGTAAAAAATAGTACACAAATAATACGGCACTTAAAAAAGGAGAGTAACCATGTCAAACGTAACAGTGTTTCAGCAATCGCTGAAAAAGCATGAGGCAAATCTTGAGCGGTACAAGCCAGAATTTGCCAAGGTGCTACCGCCTCACATCACCCCAGACCGCATTGCCCGCAGCGTGATGAACGCGCTGGCAGGCAACCAGTATCTGGCCACCAGCTGTGATGCCACCAGCATTATCCAATCCGCCATGACGGCGGCGGTGCTGGGCCTTGAGGTAGATAACGCCATAGGGCAGGGGTACATCACGCCGTTTAAGGGCAAGGCGCAATTTATCACAGGGTACAAGGGTTACATCACCTTGGCCCAAAACAGCGGCTTTCTGGTCAGCGGTGACGTGGTGCGTGAAAAAGACAAATTCACATACCAGCGCGGCCTCAACCCTGTGCTTGAGCATGTGCCTGCGCCTGGCGGCCCCACTGACCGTGGCCCCATTGTCTATGCCTATGCCGTGGCCCGCAGCAACACCATGCCCAGCGACTTTAGGGTGGTGCACATTGAAGAGGTCAACAAGATCCGTGACGGGTCTGAGGCATACAAGGCTTTCATGGCTGGCAAAATCAAGAGCACGCCGTGGGCAACCAACTACGACAAAATGTGCATCAAGACCGCCATCCGAGCACTGGCTGCCCAGCTGCCGCTGAACGTGCAGAAAGCGCACGCCATTGAAAGCGCGTATGAGACAGGCCGCAATGCGTACCTGAATGAGCGCGGCGACCTTGAGATTATTGACGGCGATTCGCAGCAACAGGCTGCGGCCGGCACACATGAACAGCCTGACATGACCGCTGAGCTGGGGCTTGCCGATATATGCGGCACCTGCGGCGGCTGTGGTGAGGTTGAGGACGGCTCTGGCACATACCCGTGCCCAAGCTGCAAACAGTAAACGGCACTTAGAAAAGGAGAGCAAAATGGAATACACTAAAAAATGGCTTGATGATAACCGCATAACTTACACGATCAGCGCAGATGGCCTGATTTACATTGATGGCAACCTTAAAATTCCATCAAAAGAAGATGTTACCCTTGAGTATCTGGCTGAGGTGTCAGGCTCCGTTTACGTGCGTGAGAACGCCACCTTCACAGCCCCCGCGCTGGTGAAGTCAGGCTACGTTTACGTGCGTGAGAACGCCACCTTCACAGCCCCCGCGCTGGTGACTATTCGCGAGGTGTGTTATGCCAGTGAATGGTTTGGCCATAAGGTTGAGGTCTATGACGGCATGGGTTGTGTAACCGTGTCTGAAAAAACCCGCAATGGGATCACCATTCGTTATTGCAGAAAAGCATCTTTCAAAGACAGCGAACTGATTGGGGAAAAATACTTTGTTGTGTCGCAAGGTGAGCACAATGCCCACGGCGAGACGCTTGACGCAGCAATGGCCGACCTGATGTTCAAAACCGCAGATCGTGATGTGTCAAAATACCGCAACATGCCTTTGGATACAGTGAAAACACCATATGAATGGGCCACGGTGTACCGCATTATCACGGGTGCATGCCAATATGGCACTCAATCTTTCATCAACAAACAGGGAACGCTGAAAGAAACATACACGTTGCAGGAAATTCTTGCCCTGACCAGCGGTGCCTACGGCAGCCAGAAATTTCAACAAGTCATCAAAGGAGCATGATTATGAGTGAAAAAAGCAACCAAGTGCCTGCTGCCACAGGCGGTGACGGCCCCAAGGATGTGGGTGGCGTGGCGGGCCAGCGGCTCAAGGCGTTTATTGAGCGCATTGAAAAGCTGGAAGAAGAAAAGGCCGCGCTGGCCACAGACATTAAAGAGGTCTTTCAGGAGGCCAAAGGCGTGGGCTTTGACACAAAGACCATCCACAAGATCCTGAAAATACGTAAGATGGACGCTGAAAAAGTGCGTGAAGAGAAAGAGCTTCTTGAGCTTTACGCCGCTGCCATCGGTATGCAACAAACCCTGCTTTTGTGAGGTGAACCATGTCACAGATTGACCCTAAGCAATACGCAGCCAAGCTGCTCAACAGCATCAAGACCAAGGGCGATATGTTCAGCATGCCCATACCCGTGGGCCGCCTGCGTGTCTTGTGCAACGCCGTGCTTGGCCAGCAGCAGGAAGAGGCACCGCCGCCGCTCACAGACACTGAGCGGGCCGTGCTGACCGCCATCAAGGCAGATGTGGCGCAGGGCATACAGCCAACTGTGCGCAGCGTGCAGAAGAGGTTGAGCTATGCCAGCCCCAACAGTGCCCGCCAGCCGATTGATAGGCTGCTCAAGCTGGGCTATATCAAGCGTGACGGCAGCCGCAAGCAAATCATCTTGGCACGCTAAAGCCTGTGCCTTACCATGTTTCTGTCACCCTCCTTTTGGATGACAGTGCCGGACAGGGGTTGTGGGTAAAACCGCAGCCCCTGTTTCACATGGCGCGTATTTACGGTAAACAATCACAGCGGCGGGTACGCGAGACTCGGCAACGATGACCTGCCCGCCGCGCATTAAAAAAGCCCCGTACCATCGGGGCTTAATTGTCTGTCTTTGCGCCTGCGCCAGAACGGCAGGCGGTATGGCGATCTATTCATCTGGCATGCTCATCTTTTTAAGGGTTTCAAGATTGACCACACAGGCCTGATAGGCCGCATGGCCACGGGTAATGTACTTGGCCACGCCTGACTGCATCTGCAGGTTGACGGGCTTAGGCCACGCTGGTGCCTCATACAATGCCGCTGACGGGCGGGCCTGCTGGTTACTGCAGGCGGCCAATGGCATCAAGCAAAACAGGAGCAGTGCGGGCATCAGCCTCAGCTGGCGCAGCATCAATCTCATCGATCAGATCCCTTTCTTTGTTGCGTATGGCATCATGCTTTTTGGCGGCCTCATCCAGCGCGGCAATGGTTTTATTGGCCGTGCTCAGCTCAGCCTGCAGCCTTTTGTTTTCAGCCATCGTATGCGTGTAATGCCACCACAGACCACCACCCAGCGCAATCAGCGCGGCAGCCAAGCCAATGCGGAACCACATCAACGGGGTCACGCCGCGCCCCCTGTACCTTGAAGACACAGCGCACGCTCAGCCTCACGCCGGCGCAACAGGCCGCGCAAAAACTGGCCCTTGGCAAATACCCAGCGCGTCAGCTGGTCACAGGCAGCACGGGTCTGCCCCGCGTTCATCAGGCGCACCAGCGTGCTGCGGCGGAAATTCTCAATGCCCACGTTATAGGCAAAGCTGGTCAGGGCTGCCCGCCTGGTATCAGGCATGGGCACATTGACGTAGGTATCCACCGCCACAAGATATTGCAGCAGCTCTGTCTCAAGCAGGCGGTCACATTCAGCTTTGGTTTTCTGGTCACCGATTCGCACGCCATGCGTGCTGCCATAACAGATTGTAGGAATGCCCACGGGGTCAAGATAGGCGGCGGTGCGCAGGCCCTCAAAATCAGACACAAACGGCACGGCAATCAGACCAACCGCACCAAGGCCACCGCTGACAACCTTAGTCCTTAGACGCATGCTGTGCCCGCTTTCTGTCTTGCACTTCCCACAAATGCTTGCGCAACAGGATCACGGCCTGAATAAAAATATACAGCAGGGTGGCCAAAGCCACCCACTCGTTAAGCGTCAGGCTTGTGTAAATGGTACCTGCCACAGCAGGTGTTGCCTTTACGGCTTCAGAGATTGTTTCCTGTTTCAATTGCGACCCAATTGGTTTTTCCAAATATTGCCATATATCTGCCGTCATTTCAGCCCCTAAATGCAGCCCCATAAAACAGCACCTGTCAACAATTCCCCACCTTCTGTGCGTGTATCGCCAAATTTAGCAACCATGTATGCAGGGCCTTTGAGAATACCAGACAGGCCAAGTACGGGGTTGATGGTGGCAATACCGGCCGGCAGCGTGATTGCAAGGCCTGTGATAGAAAGCAGGGCCGCATCATACCAATATAGGGGCACATGCGGTTTCAGCCAGCTGATAAGAAACTCAAGCCGCTCTGGCTCACCATTGTCACTGTCACCCAGATCCATCCCGCGCCCGTGGCCAGTGCATGCGCCTGCCGTGCTAAGCACCCAGACAACACTAGCCACAGCCAAGGCCCACCAGCCCAGCGCGGCCCACCAGAAAATGGCGGTGATGATTGCATAAGGCAGGGCAAACACAGCCTGATTGAACGGCCTGGGGAACAGGTGTTTTTTGGGGTGACCCATGCCGCGCCAGCGGTACAGCCAAGCCCCCGCAAGGATCATGAAAAGGTCAAGCATGTGGACTCCTTAGGTGGTGCCAATGGCTCGGAATTTGATAACAATGCTTTCTGCCACGGCACTACCTGCCAGCAGCGTCTCATTAATTTTGAAATAATCATTGTTGCGAATCGGGAAAGCCAGCGTGATGGTCTGACTGGTTGCATAATGCGCATTGGCATGGCCATAGCAATAACCGCTGGCCAATACCGCTGTCGGTGTTGATGACGAATCGCAAGCCAAATCATACTTGGTAACACTGGATGCGCTGGCCGTGGATATGGTAATGGTGATAGCCAGCCAGCCATCACCGCCAGTCCATTGCGTATTTGCGCCGATGCTAGGGGTTGAGGGTGTGCTGACAGCACCAACACGGGGCGTGACGGCAGCCACGGCAGCATCCACAGCCGCCTTGCTGTAGGTATAGGCTTTCACGCTCTGCTGGCTTGGCGGGCGGGTCGCGCTATCGGTGGCAAAGCTGTCCTCATCAATCACGTCAACAAAAGCGGCGGTGCCAAGATCCTCAGTGTCAAGCGTGGTGATAACCCAAACGGCTGCACCTGCCGTGGCATCAAGGCACACATACGCCTCATCGCCTGTCAGGTCATACCATTTTGAGCCAACGCTGTAGCCATCACCGCTGTCATCATTGACCGTTGGGGCCGCCGTGCCGTTCAGTTTATTGAGCGGCAGATTAGATGCCGCAAGCTCTGCTGCAGCCTGCGCCACCTCAGCGGCATCTTTGGCGGTTTCAGCATCATTGGCATATCCTTGTGCTGCGGCAATGTTGTCAGCCGTGGGGCCGTTGCCAATCGCTCCCAGAACACCATCCCAGATAAGCAGCTTGCCATCCTCAGGATCAGGCAGCGTCACGCCGCTCAGCGTGCTATCTACAGGGATCTGTGCAGCGCGGCCAAGGTCACGGCGCAGCTGCTGTATTTGCTGGGTAATCAGGTCAAGCTCTTGGTTGAGCGTGTCTGCAAAAAAGTCGCCAGCCTGATTAAAGTCCGTTGTGCGGGCCTCAGGCGCGGCCTGATAGACAGTAAACACATGGCCTGCTGTGGCACCGCTGGGGTATTGCGTGCCGTCAAGTTCAATGGTGCCGCCAGCCTGCTGGCCAACACTGCCTGCAGGCACAGTGTAATCCGTATCCTTGACCAGCAGCGTAATGTCACCATTGCTGTCAGTCTCATACACTTTCAGGTGCGTGGCGGCAAAAATCGGAAAATCAAAATCGACCTCCGTTTCACCGCCAACCATCACGTTGCGTGTCACGCCGTCATTGGCATTGATTTTAATGGCTGCGGTCATCTGTTATCTCCTGTTTCTATATACCAAGAATTTGCACGCCTCGCTATATCGGTAATCCTTTTGTCAAGTTTTCCGATTTGCTCAACCTTCTGTTTTGCTGACATAGATTCGTTGTCATATATCAAATCTATCTGGTCTTGTAAGTCACCCATCTGGTCATAAAAGTTTTTCATAGGCTTGTAGGCGCGTA